CGCCTCGAAAGCGGTCAAAAAAGGTTTGATAAGCTCGAACGTATGATCTGGGGGATATACCCTCTGATGGTCACTTCTTTGCTCGGAATAATGGCAGCGGTTTGGTTTAAGTGATGAGTTATGTTCGGATTTGGTGTTGGCGAGGCTGCGACGATAGCGGCTGTTCTGCAAGGACTGAAAGCCCTTAATGATGGGCTTGCTACCGTCAAAGAGGCGGGTGCCAACGCTGGACAGATTAGTAGCTTAGTATCTCGTTACTCTGACTTAGATCAGAAGATCCGAGATGTAGAATCAAAATCAGCGGGTGTGTTGTCAGTCAAAGACAGCATGAACCTGCAAGTAGCCAAGCAGCAGGCGGCTAACTTTCATCGAGCTTTGAAAGACAGCTTGTTGATGCAACAAGGCGGAGCTGCTCAGTACAAAGAAATCATGCAGCGTATTGAGGACTCTAAGGTCGCTCATGAACGAGAGGTTAACCGACTAAAGATAAAACGAAGGCAGCGTCAAAAGTTACTTAAAGAACTAGGCACATACGCCATAATAGGTCTTCTTTCTGTCAGTTTTTTACTAGGCGCGTTGTTTATCTACGTGGAGTTATTTATGTGATTATGGCTTTTGTCCTTATGGTCATAGTCGAAGGAGAAGCTGTTAATACTGACATGATGTATTTTCAAAATATTAACCGTTGTAATTACTTCGCGGATGCTATTGAAAAACGCAGCACTAACTCTAGTCAGTATCAAGTAACGGCCTGGTGTGAGCCGCGCATGGTGCCAGATAACACTAAATTTTGGGATTGAGGAAGTTATGGTGCGTAAGGTAAATAAAGTTATTAAGGGGTTAGAGAAAGCATCTAAGACTCACAAGAAACAAGCTGCAACGCTCAAAAAGCACGTTGCATCGATGAAGAAACCAAAAGCAAGATCTCGGAGAAAGTAATGGATATGTTAGTTAACTTAGTAAGTATCGTGACATTGATCGTTACTGTGGCGTCGATTGTGGCAGCGTCTACGCCAACGCCGAAAGACGATGAGTGGATTGGAAAGCTGTACAAGATGGTTGATTTGTTAGCCATCAATATAGGTAAGGCTAAAGATAAGTGAGTCCCAAGCGTTTCGAGAACGGTAGCCAGTACGAGCAGTTCGATCTTGATAAAGATGGCGTAGTAACTGACGAGGAGTTACAGCGCAGCCAAACAATGCTTGAGCTTGAGCTGCGAGAAGAGAAGGCTGAAAGCCAAAAGCTAATGGCTTGGGTAGCGGTAATCAGCATGATGATTTATGCCCTGCTCCCTTTGATGCCGTTTGTTAGTGAGTCTCGACTCGACACGATAGCAGCCTTATCGGATATGTTGTTTCTGTCACAGGCATCGATTGTTGGCCTGTACTTTGGTGCCACTGCTTATATGAACAAGAAGTGATGTGGCAATTATCTGCGGCGTTGGGCGTAGGTTTGATCCTGCTTGGCGGGAGTTTCAAGTTGTACTACGACAAGACGGAGGCAGAGAAACAAGCGTTGCGTGGAGAGTTGCAGCAAGCCATATCTAATCAAGCGATTTTAGAGGGCGAGATCAAGGCTCAAAACGACGAAATAGAAAGGCAGTTAGCTAGAGAAAAGGAGAACCTGCAAAAAATTAATCAACTGACAGATGCGGCTAGAGCGGCAGAAAAAGAAGTCACTGATATGCGACAGACTTTTGCAAAGCACAACTTAAATATGCTTTCTGTACGTAAGCCAGGGTTGATAGAAAGAGTAATCAATAAGGGAACGGCCAAAGTTAATGAAGAGCTTGCCGCTATTACTGATCCTAGCCAGCTTAACTAGTTGCGCTTTGGTCAGACCAGAACCTGTGCCAGATGTAAAACAGGTTGAAGTGGTAACCATTGAAAAGCCTGCCCCTGTGTATCACCCACCGCTACCTAATCAAATATCTCCGCTTCCTGTCGAATGGCGTGTTCTTACACCAGAAATCATGCAAAGTTATTTGAATGATTTGAATGATGG